GGGCCACCGAAGGTCTTCAAGGGCCTGCGCGTTACCGCAACAGAGGCCGAATACATTCTCCAGCGCGATCTCACAAAATACGAGGCGGGCGTGGAGCGGCTGGTGAAAGTACCCCTGACACAGAATCAGTTCGATGCGCTGGTTTCTTTCGCCTTCAACTGCGGCGTCGATGCGCTGAAGAAATCGACCTTGCTGAAGCGCGTCAACGCCAAGGCCTTCGACGCCGTGCCGGCAGAGCTCATGAAGTGGACCAAGGCCAACGGCAAGGAAATGAAGGGTCTCGTGCGTCGTCGCCGCGCGGAAGCCGCCCTCTGGCGAGGGCTGGGAGCCGGAGAGCCTGTGGCCCCCAAAGAGGGCCGGATCGCGCCAGACAAGCCAACGCCATCGAAGAGCATGGCAAAATCGACAGAGGGCAACGCTTCGATCATCATCGGTGCAGCCGCCGCTGGCGCAGCCATCAAGGAGGCAAAGCCCGCCATTCAGGACGCCGCGGACGCCTACGCCGCGGCGACGGGGGCCTTTGGTACTCCGGCGGTCCTGATTGCCATAGCGGTGATGCTCTTGGCCGCGTATGTCTGGTATCGCCGCAAGCAGCGGCTGGATGAGGAGGGCGCATGATTCTCAAACTGGTCAGTTTTCTGGCGTCCCCCTTTGTCCGTGTGGGCGGCTGGGTTCTCGCCGCTGTCGCTTTCATCGGGATCATCTACGGTCGCGGGCGCAGAGATGCTCGCAAGGAAATTGAGGGAAAGACAAATGCCGACGCGCTGCGCCGCACTCAAGATTCCATTGCTGCTGGTAACCGGGCTGCTGCTGGGCAGTTGCGCCAAGACGACGGGCATAAGCGGCCCGACTAGCGCCTGCGCCGTCTGGCCTTACGTGAGCTGGTCCGACAAAGACACTGACAAGACCATTGCCGACGCGAAGCTCAATAATGCGCGCCGGGACGGCTGGTGCAAAGACGCGGAATAGCTGTTAAAATAGGCTCTCAGGAGCGCGAATATGACGACCGGCCTTTCATATGACGGCACAGTTGCCGGGACAACGAGCTACATCACGCAGATTGCGACGATGGCCGTCGTCGAGGAGACCAATGCTGAATTTTTGAAGATCCTGCCGCAGATGATCACGTACGCTGAGAACCGGATTTATCGTGAGCTGGATTTTCTTTTCACATCTGCGACAACCACGAACTATGGCGTCTCTATCGGCAGTCGCACCATCAATGTACCCTACAACACTTTTCCGGACGGCTCCCTTGTTGTCCCTGAACAGATCAACCTGATCACACCTGCGGGGACGGCCAACCCGGATCTCGGGACGCGCGTGCCATTGACGCCGACAACCAAGGAGTTTCTTGACGCCGTTTACGGGGCCGCATCCTCGACCGGAGAGCCAAAGTGTTGGGTGCCGTTTGACGATTACACCTTCTTTGTCGGGCCATACCCCAATGCAAACTACACGGTCGAAATTGTCGGAACATACCGCCCGGCGAGCATGTCCGCGTCGAACAAATCGACGTTCATCAGCCTCAATTTGCCGGACATTTTCATCATGGCTTCGATGATTTATGTGTCGGCATACCAGCGCAATTTTGGCCGCACAAACGATGACCCGCAGATGGCTGTCACCTACGAGAGCCAGTATCAGGCGCTACTTAAAGGCGCGATGGTTGAAGAGGCTCGCAAAAAGTTTGAAGCTTCGGGTTGGTCATCGCAATCCCCGTCACCTGTCGCCACGCCGTCGAGGTAACGGTTCATGCCGCACGCTGCCCTCAAACTTATTCCCGGTGTCGATCAAAACCGGACACTCGCCCTCAACGAGGCGGCGCTTTCCGTTTCGAATCTGATCCGGTTTGTTCCGGATCGGCAGGGCGTTGGGTTACCGCAAAAGCTCGGGGGCTGGAGCAAATTTTACACCAGTAGCGTTGGCTCCGTTATCAGGGCGCTTTGGGCATGGGAAGACACGAACGGTCGATCATGGCTTGGTGTTGGCGCTGAATCATCTCTCGGCGTCATATACAACAACGCGATAAATATAGTTACGCCGCAAACAACAACAGACAATAAGGCTGTCAACGTATCAACTACTTTGGGCAGCTCAACTGTCACAATAACTGCCAACGGAAGCAGCCTTGACGCTTACGACGTTGTTGATATCCGCACACAAATATCTGTCGGCGGCCTGATCCTGTTTGGGAAATACCCGGCGATCCCCGTCTCGGCCAACCAGTTTCAAGTCAACGCTGTCGATCAGTTTGGAAACTTTGAATATGCAACCTCGACAGTTGCCTCGGGCGGCGCGGTTCCATCCTTCTCAGTGACTTCTGGCAGTGCATCTGTTCAGGTGACCCTGAATAATCACGGCCTTGTGGCCGGTGATACATTCCCCGTGCTTGTCTCGACAGCTGTTGGCGGCATAACGTTTTTCGGCAATTACACGGTTCTCGCGTCGCCCGCTCCAACCACGAATACGTTTTACATAACAGGCCCGAGCGCGGCCTCTGCAACGACAAGCGGAAGCGAAAACAGCGGCAACGCGCAGTATATTTACTACAATGGTATTGGCCCCGTTGCGACCAACGCTGGCTATGGTGTTGGCGGCTATGGCACGGGTGGCTATGGATCGGGTGTTGCTGCCCCATCGGGAACTGGAACACCGATAACGACGACAGATTGGACGCTTGATAACTGGGGAGAAATTTTTGTTGCGTGTCCGCTCAATGGACCAATCTATACTTGGTCCCCGTCCGACAACACGCCCGTGGGGAACATCATTGCGAATGCTCCAACGGTCAATAGCGGAATGGTTGTCGCCATGCCGCAGCGACAGATCATTGCGTGGGGTTCCACTTTCAACGGTGTGCAAGACGCGCTGCTATTGCGCTGGTGCGACGTGGACAATTACAATGTTTGGGCCGCGCAAGTAACCAATCAGGCTGGCTCCTTCCGCATCCCGAAGGGGTCCAAAGTCGTCCAATGCATTCAGGGGCCGCAGCAGACACTGGTGTGGACCGACATCGGCGTTTGGGCAATGCAGTACGTTGGGCAACCCTACGTCTATCAGATCAACGAGCTTGGCACGGGTTGTGGGCTTATTGGTCGCAGGGCTGCTGCTTCAATGGGTGGAACGGTCTACTGGATGGGGCAAAGCCAGTTCTTCAAGCTCTCCGGAAACGGCGTCGAGCCAATACGCTGCCCAATCTGGGACGTGATCTTTCAGGATCTCGACACCGACAATCTGGATAAAATTCGAGTTGCTCCAAACTCTCGCTTCGGCGAGATATCTTGGTACTACCCGACCAACAGCAATGGCGGAGAAGTCAGCCACTACGTGAAATACAATATCCTTCTGGACCAGTGGGATTTCGGCACGCTTGCGCGCACAGCATGGATCAATGAAAGTGTGCTCGGGCCACCGATTGGCGCTGCGCCAAATTATTACATCTACCAACACGAAACATCGCCCGACGCAGATGGTCAGGCGATGAATAGTTACTTCCAGACTGGTTATTTTGCCATGACTGAGGCCGACGTTAAAATATTCGTCGATCAGATCTGGCCTGACATGAAGTGGGGGTACTACGGCGGATCGCAGAATGCACAGGTCAGCATCACGTTCTACGTGGCCGACTATCCCGGTCAAACACCCCAGACCTATGGTCCTTACACAATGACACAGGCGACCACGTTCATCACGCCGCGCTTCAGGGGGCGACTGACATCCATAAAAATTGAGAGCAACGACATTGGTTCTTGGTGGCGGATAGGAAACATTCGTTACCGCCTGCAACAGGATGGGAAATACTAATGCCCGCGAGCCTCGACGACATCCTGACAACGCAAAAGAATGGTGTCATTGCCATCAATGGCATCAACTTTAGCCTTTCGGGATTGTACAACTACATCAGGGGCGAGCCGCTTTCCTCTGGAGCTGCCGGGACCGGCAGCTACAGCACGCTCTACACTGTCCCGACCGGGTATCGGATGGCGATCACAGACATTGAGATCTGCAACACAGCTTCTTCGCCCGCCACATTTTATGTTTCCATCGTGCCGACGGGCGGAACGGCTGGAGCCAGCAACGCCTTATTCTACAATGCGCCAATCAATGGGAACACGACAGTTCAATGGACTGGCCAACAGGTTCTTGAAGCAGGTGGATTTGTGGCCGCATACGCTTCGTCGTCCTCTGTGACAATCAAAGTCGGTGGAGGGCCGGGTCAATGACAATTACTGTTTATCCCCCGTACGGGACAACGATAAATAACGCCTTCTATTCCCAGTTCGGGGGGTCAACTGTTGACGCCTTCGGACGTCTTCGCGTCACAACTCCATTTACAATCTTCGACAGCCAAGCCCGGTTTGCCGCAGACAACCAGTATAGTTATGTCACCGCCACGGGTGGAAGTTCCACATACAATACCAACAAATCTTCCGTGAACCTGAGCGTAACAACGACGTCCGGTTCGACGGTCCTTGCTCAGACCTTTCGTGTATTTCCTTACCAGCCGGGGAAGGGCCTGCTGACGCTGCAAACATTCACGATGGAGGCGGCGAAATCAAATTTGACGCAGCGTGTTGGATACTACAGCGCCTACAATGGCGTCTTTCTGGAGCAAGGCCCGAACGGCGTAACTTTTGTTATTCGCACTTACACAAGCGGATCTGTGAGCGACAGCAGATATGTTGCCCAATCGAGCTGGAATGGAGACAAACTGGACGGGACGGGACCGTCCGGCGTAACCCTTGATCTGACAAAGACACAGATCTTGTGGTTCGATTTTGAATGGCTTGGCGTGGGCAATGTTCGCTGCGGGTTCGTAGTCAATGGTCAGTTCATTATCTGCCACACGTTCCAGAACGCCAATATCAGCACGAATGTCTATATGCAGACGGCTATCTTGCCCCTGCGATTTGAGATCACGAACACGGGCGCGACGGCTTCCTCTTCTACGCTCCAGATGATTTGCTCGTCTGTTCAATCTGAAGGCGGGTACGAGCAGACATCGCAGGTCTTTACCGCTCGACGCACTGACAACGGCGTCACCATCGCCAATAATACTGGATTGGCGTTCACGCCACTGGTCTCGATCCGTGTCAATTCCAGCTACTACGGCGCGATTGTTATCCCGCAGTCAATCTTGTTTCATCCGACAGCCTCTGGATCTACCGGATACGAAGTCGTTTTGGTCAAAAACGCCACTTTGACAGGGGCGACATGGGCGGGAACCGCACTCAGCATTGGGCAAGTTGATGTCGATCTGGCAGCGACATCCATGACCGCTGCTGTTGATAGTATTATTCAAACTTCGTATTCGGCCCAGAGTTCGCAATCAACTGACACTGCTATTGTGCCGACCGGGTATAACTTTGACATCCAGATCGGCTATACGGCCTCCCTCACAGGGAATGGTTTTGCCAGCAGCGACACATATACCCTTGGCGTCCGTGGTCTGAACAATAGCCCTACAGGCTCAGGTCTTGGCGCGATCTCTTTCTACAACTTGACGGTGTAACGCCATGCCGCTCGCAAAAGGTAGCTCTCAGAAGACGATCAGTTCCAACATCTCGGAACTGGTTCACAGTGGCCGCCCACAGAAGCAGGCGATTGCGATTGCACTCTCGACGGCGCGAAAAGGGCGCGCAATGGGAGGCGAAAGCCCCGCCTCCGCGCCGCCGCCGACTGCGGATAAGAACATCCACACTGGTCCGATCCATAGCCCGGTGGCCGGGCGCACCGACCACCTGAACATGCACGTTCCGAGCGGAGCCTACGTGATCCCCGCCGATATTGTTTCCGCGCTCGGCGAGGGGAATACGATGGCCGGTTTCCGAGCCGTCAAAATGATGTTCAACAAGGCGCAGGGGTTCGCAGCTGGCGGCGAGGCGGAAACCGGGGAGCCGGTGCCGATCATCGCGGCTGGCGGAGAATATGTATTGTCGCCGCAAGAGGTCGCGTGGGCGGGCGGCGGCGACATGGACGCCGGGCATCGTGCGCTTGACGGTTGGGTGAAGGCGACGCGGGCGGAGCTGATCGATACGTTGAAGAAGCTCCCGGGGCCAAAGCGCGATTAACCAAGATCGGAAGGGGATCTTATGAACGAGCAGCAAGAACTAAAGGTTTGGGTCGGAAGACCCGAAGACGTCGATGACATCATGGAACTGGCGATTGCAGCCTGCGAGGAAAATGGCTTCGTGGTACCCAGCCCCATGAAATTGCTTGCCGAGATTTGGCCGGCGCTGAACAGGGACAAGGGGATTGTCGGGCTTGTCGGTGTGCCCGGCGAAAAGCCTCACGGTGCAATCCTTTTGCGGATCGGCCAGCTATGGTACAGTGACGAGCCTATTCTTGAAGAAAAGGCTGTTTTCATAAGCCCAGCCTATCGCGCAGCAAAAGGGGGCAGAGCGCGCAAGCTGTGCGAGTTCGGCAAGAAGGTTGCTGATGAGCTTGGAATGCCCCTCACCATCGGGATCCTGTCCAATCACCGGACAGAAGGAAAAGTCCGCATGTACAGGCGGATCTTTGGCCAAGCTGCGGGCGCTTACTTTCTATACGGCAAAACGACTGGCGCTTGGAAACAGGCTGCGGAGTAACTGATTATGGGCGGAAAGACAGCGACAACTACACAATCGGTGCAGATTCCGCCCGAGGTCATGGCTCGATATCGGGCCGTGAACACCCGCGCCGAGCAGGTTGCCGAGCAGCCTTTCCAGCAATACGGCGGTCAGTTTGTTGCGCCTTTGACCGGCACGCAACAGGCTGGCGTTCAGGCCATCCAGCAGGCGTCCGGGGCGGCGCAGCCCTATTACGGCGCTGCCGCGGGCTTGACCGCCGGCGCTGCCGGCGACGTGTCTCCGGGTGCGCTGGAGACGCAGAAGTATCTGAGCCCCTACACAGAGAACGTTGTTGACGCCACGCGCCGCGCTCTTGAGCAGCAGCAAGGCATGCAGCTTTCGGAGCAGCAGTCTGCCGCCATTCGCGGCGGTGCCTTTGGCGGCGATCGCGCCGCCATTCAGCGCGCAGTGCTTCAGGGGCAGCAGGGGCTGGCAACGGCGCAG